TGATGAGGAACTATACCTGGCAAGAAGTTGCGGGAGCACTTCATCTAGTTAAACAAAATGAAATTGATTATCTTCGTTCATTACCTTATGGAAAAATCAGGACTAAATAACTAGAAAGTCTATAATGGCACGTAGTAAACCTTATGTTCTTGGGGAAGGGTCATTTGTAACCGACGATAATACGGTACAAAGAACTCCACAAATTCCAATACCATCAAGTGAAACCTCTGCAGCATCTGCACAAGGATACTTGAACCAAGATGGGTCAATTAACTATGCCAATGTATATGGTAAAGGGAACTACGAATTTTTAGGAGCTCCAGATAGTTTTAAACAGTCATTAGTATCTGATCCAAGTTATTTTAATAATATTAATAATTCAACAGGTGGTATTTTTACAAATGCAACCTTTGGTGTTGATACAAATCAACTACCAGTAGGAACACTTATATCAAACCCTCTCAATGATCCAGATCGTGATCCAAACTTTTTTAGCACTTCTACAGGAGCATCTGAAATTTTAAGATATCCATTAAATAATGATGGTGGTTATGACTTCTTAAAAATAACCACTCACGAATTGAATAGATCGGCAGATTTTCTTACTGGAGAAGCATTTAAATTAAAAAGTCCAGAAGATAATCTTAGTAATCCAATAGGTAATTACATTGCTCTTCCGATGCAACCTGGAATATCTGATAGCAACTCCGTTGATTGGGGTGCTGATCAGTTAAATCCAATTCAATTGGCATTATCTAGAGCGGCTTATGGAGCTATAGGACCTTTAGCAGAGTTAAATCTTCAAGGTGCAGGTGAAAATGTATTAAAAGCCTTGAAAGAAGCAACAGCAGGATTGCTGCGTAGTACTGACGAAACTGATATTAAAGCATACTTTGCAGGGCGAGCAGTTGGAGCAAATATCTTTACTCGTGCCACCGGAAAAGTTATAAATCCAAACTTAGAATTGCTTTTCAGAGGACCACAACTCAGAACATTTAATTACTCTTACAGATTTACTCCAAGAGAGGAAAAGGAATCTAAAGTAATCAAACAGATTATAAGACACTTCAAAAAACATATGGCAGCAAGAAGAAATAATGTAGGTTTGTTTCTTAAAACACCATATGTTTTTAAGTTGACCTATGTATATTCTCAAGGTGGACAACATCCATTCTTGAATAAGATTAAACCGTGTGCTCTGACAAACTTTAATGTTGACTATACTCCAGATGGAAGTTATGCAACATATACAGATGGATCAATGACTTCATATACAGTATCAATGCAGTTCTCAGAAATTGCTCCAATCTATGAAGATGATTATAAAGACACCGACAACGATATGGGTTACTAAAAATGGCAAGACCTTACTTTAGACAAGTACCAAACTTTGAATATGTTAATCGTAATGCAGATAATCTTGACATCTCAAATTACATTGAAGTAAAGAACCTTTTCAAAAAAGGAAAACTTCGTCCTGACATTTTCGGCAATCTAAACTTCTTTACAAAATATAAGATTATTGGGGACGAAAGACCAGATAATGTTGCATACAAACTCTACAATGATTCTACATTAGATTGGGTAGTTCTTCTCTCAAATAATATTCTTAATATTCAAACTGAGTGGCCATTACCCCAGACATCTTTTGATCAAATACTCTTAGAAAAGTATGGATCCTATGAAACTCTATACTCTGGAGTTCATCATTATGAGACAGTAGAAGTCAAAAACTCCAGAGGTATTACTGTTCTTCCTGGTGGACTTAAAACTCCAAATACTTGGAGAACCAATGGAAACTTTATTCAAGTAACTAAAACATCAATTAATCAAATCTTTGCTGGAAGTGCAGGTGTTGCTTCTACAACTGTTACCGTATCAATGAATAATGGTATTCAAGGTTTGAGAGTTGGTGATCAAGTATCAATCAATAATGTATCTTTACCCGCATATAATGGTAAATTTGTAGTTACTTCTATTCTTGCATCAATTAATGATATTGCAATATCGTTTAATTACGAACTACCAGAAATTCCATCAGTTGCAAATCCAACAATCAATGGAACTGAAGAAGTTTTATTTACCATTGAAGGAAACCTTGGTGTGGGTAATGCATATTATTACGAATATTATGATGATGGTCTTGGTTATTATGTGACTTTACCATCCACAGAGGTAGTAACAGCAGTTACAAACTATCAATATGAATCTGAGATAGAAGATAATAAGAGAAATATTTTTACACTTAAACCACAGTATCTCAATGTAGTCTTTAATGATCTCGATGATATTATGCCATATAAAAAAGGTAGCATTCAGTATGTGAATGCTACCCTGAAGAGAGGAGAAAATATTAGACTGTTTGAATAATCAGTCTTCTGCCAACCTCTGGAAATAACTCAGAGCATCATCCTCATCCTCATCAGACTTAGAGGAACTCAAGTTGTTGAGTTGAGCACTTAGGTCTTCGGGAAGTTCAGACTTCTGTGAACGTGAGGAGAAGTCAGGAGTATACGAACCACGATCGTTATCTTCTTCATCAACCTCTTCGTCCAAACGAGGACGTGGTGCAGGTTTCTGACCCAGAACATACTTCAGACGCTTTTCAAGATCTTCATAGGACTTGAACTGGTCGGGAGCAACAATAGCAGAGAGAGAATACTCTTTCTTCCACAGTGCTTCCAGAGCATCATCGTCATCCAACAGTGCAGAAGAACGATCAAACTCAGACTTGTCGTAGTTCCAGTAACCTTCAACCTTACGGATCTTCAAACGGAAGTTAGCACCAGACCAGAAGTCAAAAGGATTGATGGGTTCTTCATCTTCAAATTCAGGTTGCATTGCATTCAGAATCTTATCAAAGATCTTCTTGCCGAACTTGAACAGAAAGACTTTACCTTCGTTCTCAGGATGTGCAGGATCCTTTACAACATAGATATTGCTGTAGTAAGACAGTTTGCGTTTCTGCTTACGCACAGTTTCCTTATCCTTTTCAGTACCACTGTTCCACAGTTCTCGATTGTACTCAGAGACAGGATCCTTACCACCAGTAGTGGTCAAAGAGTTCTCAATGTACCAACCACCAGGACCTTGGAAGGCGTGAGAGTACATCTTGACCCAAGGAAGATCTTCTCCCTCAGGAGCAGGTAGGAAACGAATGATGGCAGAACCAACACCAGTCTTGTCCATCTCTGGTTTCCAGAAACGATCGTCTGGACCACCACCACTGGTGTTCATTTTTTCTACTTCCTTCACCAGTTTCTCAGTAAGAGAACCCAGTTTAGATTGCTTCTTCAGATTTTCAAATGACATTTGTATACCTCGGATTGTTTGGATTTGGCCTGTGTGTACTCCATTAGTTTACAGGTCAAAACCTGTATTGTCAATGCGTTCCTTCATGGTTTCAAGAAGTTGCGTCATGTTACCAAAGATAACATTCATATCAACGTTGGAAGGAAGTCCCATCATCTGAGCAGATTCTTGAATTCTTTCCTTCATCTGAATTGCTTGAGGGTCATCAGAAAGTTTAAGACGAGTATAAAGAATCTGTTGCTTATTCAATAATCTCTCTAAGAGAGCAACATGAAATAATTTTTCCTCTCGATTCATTCGAGGAAACTCAAATACATTTCTATAGATATCTTCCTGAAGATCAGAAATTTCAGCCATCTCAGCACGGACGACTTCAGAATCAAAAAAACTCATGTTCCCCCAACGACTTCTTTAAGTATTTTTTTATAATGGAATACATCTATATGTAGGAAAGGTGAATACTTTCTCATTTTTAAACTGACGGTTTCCCACACAGGATCTTTTAGTTTCTTATCAAAGTTCTTCCCGAACAGGAATATCTTGTCGTATATCACCAGTGTTTCTATACTGATATTACCGATCAAGAAATTTTTTAAGAGAAGTGGATGTCCCTTAGAACAATCAAACACTTCTTCAAATTTGTCTTCAAATAATTGTTGAGATTCTTCCTTAAACAAATAAGAAAGAGATTGAATTCTTTTCTGCCAAGACTTATATCTCAATTCTCCTTCTTTAATTAATTCACCAATCCATACTGTCTGAGGATCAGTGCAACTAATAAAGTTTGCAACAAAAAAATCTATAACTTCTTTATCTTCTTTTTGTCTGGATAACTTTTCAAACCAGTATCTATCCTTCCGTTTATAAAAGGATTGTAGTGATGCACGACTCTTACCTTGATACTTGTGATAATCATAAGAATCTTTTGTGAAATGATTCTTCAGAGCAAGGTAAGTCTTATAAGTATCAAAAGGCACCATTCAAAAAAGTAATATAGGGATTTTTACCGGGAAAATTTTTCCACTAAAAATGAAATTAAAAAACCAATCTGGCACGAGAAGTCTTCTTCAAGAAGTTTAACTCCATGGCTTCGTATTTAATCTTTTCTTTCAATGGTTTTGAAATAAGTTTTGGAACAGACTCAACATCAATACTATTCTTTTCACAAAAGTGAACGATGGCATCAATGTAATTCATATCCTCATTATGTTGTACGAGATTCTCGATCTCTTGGGCAAATCGAGAAGGACAGAAAAACTTATTCTCTAGTGCTTTTTCTAATTGATTCTCCATTTGACCTAACACAGTGATGTACAATCTTTTTCCTCAACTTTTGTTCATTCTAACACAAAGGAATAAAAAGTCAAGAAACTTGTTCTAACTTATCGTTTACAAATTTCTTGATATATTGCGTAAGCAATTTTATGTATTTTTTCTTGTTGTATTCTTCGTAGACTTCTACTTCTCCATTCTCACAAGTCATAATAATTACAAACTTCTTTACAGATAATCCAGTGAGTTCGTGAAGCATACACGCATATGCACAACACTGAACGAAGTATCCATCAATCCACTCTCGTGGTTTAGGTTGTTTAGAAGTCTTAAAATCGATGATTGAAAGTTCTCCATCAAACTCTGCGATGCAATCGACAGTGCCTGCAACACCCAAGTATTGACTATAAAGAGAACCTTCAAGGGCATAAATGTTATTTATACGTTTAAGAGCAGGGATTGCAATTTGAAAGAGATGTTCTGAAATAGGAAGAACATCAGAGTTGCAATCCATGTTCTTCAGATACTGTTCAATTAAAGTATGAGTATCTGTTCCCCGACTTGTTGCTTTACGAGTAATGCGATCTGCTTCTTCATCACCAACCTTTTTACGCCACGCAGCAAACTTTTCTTTACTGAAATGACTGATTACTGATGTGATAGAAACAAACTTTTGAAGTTCTTCTGAAGTAGGAACTTTATAATAACGAACTCCATCAATAGTCTCCCTCTCAAGTTGAGGGAGATTCAATTCAACGTGCTCAAACATCACAAATTCAATTCCATCTTAGCAACAAGATACTCCTTACAGAGACCAGAACGAACAATATCTTCGACACCAAATTCAATCATAGACATTGAAGGCATCACTCTCAAAATTCTTATAAAATCAACAATACCATTACGTTCATTTGTTTTCACAAGGTCTGATTGAGTTGCATCACCACAGAACATAATTTTAGAGTTCTCACCGACACGAGTAATGATACTATCAAGTTCGTGGAAGTTCAAGTTTTGGAATTCGTCAACGATAATGATTGCATTATCAAGTGTAGTTCCACGAATAAAAGAAGTGCTCCAAAAACTAATCGTTCCTTGAGTTTTCAGATTGCCATACAACATTTCAAATGCAGAATCATCAGGCATTTCGAACATATACTTTACCATATTCTTATAAGGAATTTGATAAAGACTTGACTTATCCTCGTGGTCTCCTGGAAGGAAACCAATTTCACGAGTTGCAACCAAAGACCTTACAATATAAATCTTTTCGTAAGGTGTTCTCTCATCCAAAACATCACGCAATGCATTGTAAAGAGTGATGAATGTCTTACCAGTACCAGCAGCACCGTAAGCCACAACGTTTTGTTGAAGTTTATATTGTTTAAACAGTTCCTCTTGATTATCAGTAAGAGGATCAATCGTCTTTATGATATCAAGATTGATTGGTTTTTTGCGTTTCATTTGTCTATTGCTCATTCCAAATGGCACAGGATTTGATACTCTTTTTTTCGGCATGTAATCAATTAATCGGTTTTACTTTAGAACCTGGCATCTTAGCTGCTTTTTTCAAAACATCATTCCATCCAGGATGTTTAACTCTGAGTTTATCATAAACTTCACCAATCTCACCAAAGTTTGGGAAAGTAGATGGATCGGAATAATCTCTTTCCCAATCAGGATTGTCTTTCTTCCACTGGTCCCAGTCATGAACACTCATCTTGACTTCTTTTTGTTCACCAGTTTGTTTGTTAATAACGGGATATACTGCCATAAAATTTTCTAAGGTATAGGGATATTTATTAAGACCACTCAAG